GAAACCGATCAACCCCTTTGCCCAAACCACAAACAGAAAAGACACTAACTATTTGCAAAGAAAAGATACATCATTGCTTATTCAAGTCAAGCATGTTGAGTAATTCATCTGTAGTAGCAATGGAACCAGCGATCTTCATTACATCATCAGACGTTGCAGCTTGCCGCATATCACCGAAAAAGCGTTCACGCTCATCACGGATATACTGAAGAATTACTTTGTATTCATCGCGGTCACTCAATGCGAGAACCGATTGTTCTAGGGTAGGTCTTGGAATCATTAGTCTTTTAGTATGGATTGGTTAAATGCTTCAAATAGATTAGGCATAATTACTCTCCCATGTTCTGAGTTGATACCCCGCCTACGTTAGCCTCACCAGTCCCGATTCTGCCAGTGACGGCATTTTGAGCCTGTTGCATCATAAATTGATACTGTGAAGCGTATTTCTGGATACGTGCGGCAAACGTCTCGTCTTGTTGTAAGCGTTGGGAAATGTCTGGTTGTTGCGCGTATGATTGGACAAGCTGCATTGCAAAGTCTGCACCGTTTGGACGTGCTGGCATTTCGATGCCTGCGTAGATTTTAGCAAGGTCGTCCGATACATCTTTAAGCATCTTGTCTTGCGCTTCTTCAGCAGGTTGTAACACGTAGTCGGCAATAAATGGATTGATCTGTGCAGCCAGTAGCTCAAGCAGTTTGTCCACATTGATGCGTCCGTTGCGGTCAATCTGCATTAGGGTAGCAATGTTCTTCATCTGCGTCTCTACCGTCTCAGGGTCAGTCTCGCGGGTGTCAAACGATACGATAATGGAGAAACTGTCATCGGCATCACCTTTAGACATCACTTGTGGGTCAGGGCTACCTGTAACTTGGAAGAACACTTCATCTGGCCCCATGCGTTGAAACAGTTTAAAGGCAAGCGCAAGAATATCCTTAACGTGGTCAAGGAACTTGTTCACCACGAATTGCTGGCGAAGTGCTGAAAGCGGGTTATCAAGATCAAGCCCAACTGCTTTGTCAGCTTGGGAAATCATTTGTGATTCGATACGCTCGCTGCCAGGATCAAATGGCGGAATAGGCCCGTAAGCGATTTCACCTAAGCGGCGATAAGGCAAGCGTCTGCCAGGCCCCCACTCTTTAGGCGGTTGCCCTGCTGGATGAAACAATGGTGGCAAGGTAGCCATGCTTGTTCTGTCGATACGGCTATCACGCTCGGTCTTAATCTGCCATTGCGGGCCACGTAGAATGTCAGCAAACGAAGTGGTTTCATACATCCGCTTTTGGTTGTCGTTCAAGCGGGTAACGATAAACGGGTAATCATCGTAGCCGTTAAGCAGTTCGTTCTTCGCGTAGCCATCGGTATCTGGATGGAACACGGTGCAGTAAATACCTTCGCTGCCATCTTCCTCGTCAATCAAACGCTGATAGGCATAGACAATCATAATCAAGTCTTGATCGTCACCCAAGTCACGGAGTTGCGCTCGTTCACTTGCAGTCTGGTGATCCATGGAATCGCTGCCTTTAAGTTTTTCAATCGCTTCATCAACCCACTTAGCATCCCAACCCTCAGTAATAACTTTCTTTTCAAGTTCCTGTGCAGTGTAGAACGTGCGCCAGAATACGTATGGAGCGCGTTGTGGGTCGGTAACATAGGACGGGAAGATAACCTCGCCATCAGGCTCACAGCTTTGAACTATGGGGCAATCAACGCTCATCCTCGGAATACTTACTTCCGTCACACCCATCATACGTAGTTCGGACACGGCTTTCTTAATCCGCTTCTTGCTCATGTCTGGGTAAGCATTGCCAATAAAGTCCTCAGCTTCTTGGGTATTTTCACCTAGAATAGCTTCAACAAGTTCTGGCATTTGCCCTTGCAGTTCTTCAAGAGTAACCGTCTGTAAAAACGTACGCTTCTCCCGCTTCCAGCCAACGTAGGAAACCATAATGCCCTTTTCGAGCAGGTGGTTTGCGCCAAGTTCCATCTGTTTCTTGAAATCTGGGATGTAGCTTTTACGCATCCACTTCAAAAACATCGAAACAACCGAAGCCTTAGACATCGAAGTATGGTTCGTTGGAAACGCTTTGATGTGGCTACGGTCAAGTGCTTGGGTAAGCAACGCAACATACGTGTCAATTCTTTCACCGATGATATTAACTTCCATATCAGAAGCACCATCCCAAGGAAACGCATTAGCCCCTTTCTTCCGCATATCGCTGGTCTTGCCAGGCCATATATTACGGCGGTCATTGTAGGCACGTTCGCACGAAGCAATGTATTCATCTTGATCTAATACTGCTCTATCATAAGCATCTTGGAGTGCACCAACATTTGGCTCGTTTTGAACGTAGATCATCGCTACGTCTTGGTCTGATAATTGATCGCTCATGCAAGGAACTTGTAATGGTTTTCTTCCGCTCCGTCAATCTTTGTCGCTTTCATCCATTTGCCAACTAACCCATCTCGCATACTAGCCTTGGGAACTTGGATGTTACACTTCATTGTGTCACGAGTCATTCCTCTTAGCCATATTGGGTTAGGACATACGCCAATGGCATATACTTCAAATACTTCTGGTTCATCCTTAGCCTTTACTTCTGGTTCAGATTCAACACGTTTAACGCCTTTATCTGCTCTTTCTTTTCGTGGTTTCTTTGTATTCATAATCTTAAATTAAAAGCCTACCTATTTTTTTTGCATAAACAATTGGGTCTTGTGCTTGCTTCCGAGAGTTGCAATTGATACACGCCATTACTATGTTGTCAACGGAATTAGTCCCGCCTAATTTCAATGGATTAACGTGGTCATACGATAATTTTTTCTTCAGTCCACAATAGAAGCATTTCCCTTTAGCTTTGGATTTTATCGCATTTAGTTTGTCTACGTTAATTTTGCCACCATTTGCCTTTTTTCTACTTCTGCGCAGGAATCTGCTTTTTGCCCAAAATGCTGATAATTTATCTCGATTATTAACTTCCCATCTTCTCCTTAGAAAATTCATTCTATCTTCATTTTCCTTACTCCAATTAGCATCATGCTCTTTTTTCCATTTTTTTTTCTCCTCAAACTTCTCCTTACTCATCCACCGTTCCCCATTTGTATAACTATCGTGATAACCCCAAAAAAATAATCCTTCGCTATTGATTGTCCCACGTTTAATTTTAACCCCTTGCATATTTATCTCTTTATGCAGTTTGTATTTAGCCAATCGTTTATTCTTCTCCTTTAGGTTCATCTCATCATACTTCTCCTTAGAAACCCACCATTCACCTTTGCCTTTGTTACAATAAGACCAAAATACTTTACCATCTTCTTTCGTTAAGCCTTTTCTTTTCTTTTCCATAGGAAAGACCCTATTGATAATTACTAAGGTTGTCAATACCCACCAGAACCTTGCCGAGTAACATTTAAGTGATGTGCTTCAACATGATCCAGTCCGTAAATACACGCATAGCGGAGTACATCAATTGCGTCCTTATGAGCCTCCTTAAGTCCACCTTCGCCCGTGTATTCCGATAACGCTGTAATGATGTTTCCACACTCCTCGCTAACGTAAAACTTAGGGCGGTTTAAGCTGTCCATCGGCTTGCTCGTATCCCAACTCATCTTGCTGATTAACGCCTGCAAGCCGTCCTCAATGTCCAAGCCGGGCGCAGGTATGCAGATAATGTCGTTCTCGGCTAAGTCCTCGATGATGCTACTGCTGCCATCTTGTGCCTGATACTTTGCAGCTCCCAGCCTTGGGTCAATAATGCGGGTATAGATTTCTTCCTCATCCTCAAGGTCAGCAATCAGGTTCACGTAATCACGCATCCCGTAGCCCATTCCCTTTGCTCCCTCTCCAGGCATCCACCTTCCGTTCTTCCATTCTGCCCAATCGCCAATGGTTGTGTCTGGCCATTCACGATAAACGTAATACGTTCCGCTGCCATCCACGGCAATCCAAGCCATAAACCAGTTCTTGCTGCCTGCTGGGTCGATAATCTGATACCTTGTAATTCCCGTTTTTGGTATCATATCTTGCGGTATGACGTTCACCTCTTTGTTGAACTTAGGGAACTTTGTCGCCTGAGACTTCACAGGAACGCCGTATGCACGAATCAGTATCTTCTCCCTGCTTTCGTTTTTAAGATCGCTGGCGAGGCGTTCATAGCCTGAAAACGGGTTGTCCTTGGTATGGAAGTAATGGATCGAAGCGTTACGCTTGTGGCTTAGTTGGATATGGGGCAGAATCTCTCCGTTCAATAGCTCTGCTTCCTTGGTGGCTATGGTCTTTGCTTTGTCTAGGTAGTCCTTAATAACCTCCGTCCAACCGTCAATAGGCGTGAAGGTGACAAGCATCTTGCTGTTTCGGGTAGCAAGCCTGAATCGCATCGTGTTAATCAAGTCATCGCCCAGCAGATACTCGTCTAGCCATGCCCCGATATTGTGCCATTTAGCATCCTTAGAACCAAGTTCCGCACCTTCGATAAACGTAGGGTTATTCTGATACTGGGAATAAGTTTTAAAAAGAATCTGGCTCTTGTTTGGAAGGATTAGCGAGTTATCAGTAAACCCGTTCTTCAGCGTGTAGCTAATGTAAGCATTGCTACTCGTCTGCTTAATCCGATACTCAGGTGGTAACCAGTTATACACCGCACTTTGTTGCTGCCGTATGCTAACCTCAGAACTTTGAGCAAAGCACATAATGATGCTGCCAGGATTCTCAATAGCAGCCTTAACAACTGAGTAACTACCAAATGCAGTTTTTCCACTCCTGTTTCCTCCAAGCACAAGATTCTCGTTTACGTTATCTAGTTGTTCCCACGCTTTATACCAATGGTCTAGCTTAAACCCATATCTAAATGGGTCTTTGTTGGAGTTACGGATAGCCTCTTCCCGTGCGGCGTAAAGCTCGACAAGCTCCTTTGCATCCATCTCGGCAATCTCGTCATCCGTAGGGATTCCAAGTATTTCGTGGGGAGTCCAGTTAAACATTTTGGTATAACTCAGGGAATAATAATTCGTGGCTTATCGGTGAGTCTGCTCTAAATAATTGTTCAAATGCTTCACGCATCTTTGCTCTTTGCTCAACTCGCTCTTTCCAACTCTGGCAATCTTCATCTATCGGTTTTCTTTGACGTTCAATGGTGCTTTGCTTATCTTCATTGATAAAACCAAAATGCCTCGCTATTTTTTTAAGTTTATTGATTCTTTCTGGATGGCGAAGTTTTCTTAGTGCCTTGGCTTCCCTTTGGCGTATGACCTCATTTGTTACACCCATTTCTCTACCAATCGCCTTTAGGGTTTGGTGCTTAAAAAATCTCCCAACGATTACTGTTTTTTCCTTTTCGCTCAAGGTATTCAGAACATCATCTATTGTAGAGTCAATGCTTGTTTCAATCTCATCGTATGGCTTGGGATCATAAGATAACCCATATTCCTGTTCTTTCCCAATAAGCTGGTGAACCGTCTTATCAATGGTTCTCATTTCGATTCTCCTCTCGTTTGTAAGTGTCTTTGGCATGGCTTTGTCTTTATACTACAACCTCAGCTTCGATCACCTTGTTGGCGCGTCTTTGCTTCGATGCCTCAATAAGAACCAAAGCGTCCTCAATAGACAAGCCTTCTTTTTTGTTTGTCCCAGCGTCAGTAATTCCAGCAAGCGAGGATGATTTATCCTGCATAATGCCAATGGTCGTAGCCAGCTTCTCTGGGGAAACCAAGGACAGTTGCTCAGGATCATCGTGTAATTGTTCAGCTTTCTTGAACAAAAGGTCAGTGTATTCCATTGCAGCCATCGCGTAACGGGTCGAGAACTGCTTGCGTTTCTGCTCTAAAGTGGAGTTGTGATCCCACTCAAGCCGCCTAATTGTCTCGTTTGACAGGCTGGTAATACGGCGTATCTCGGTAATGTTCGCCCCTTGTGCCAGCAACCATAGGGCTTTAGCCGCTACATCTGGCTTGGTATTCTCAGCACAATTCGAAGGCAAGTCTTTAGCTCGCTGCCTAATAGCGTCCATGAACTTAACCATTGAATCTTTGTTATCAATGGTAGAAAGGTCTGTGTCTTTTTCTTCTTCCATGCTTAGGAATATAAGTATCCGTAAGGATAAGGCAAGCTATTATTTCTGTTGTTCCGCTTCAGCTTGTGCTTGTGCTTCGGACAAAATAATTTGCATTTGCTCTTGGAAGTCTGGATCGTTTCGTCCTTGGATTGCTGCTGCCTGAAGTCCTGTGCGTGTTCCGATAATGCCTTTTAACATACGGTTTGCATTTCTTTGATAAGCCTCATCACCAATATCTTTTGATAATCCTCTAAGGAATGGACGTAAGTTATTACTTCCGTATGCGGTAGCAAGCACTTTATTAGTAACATATCCAATAGCATTACTAATGTATCCTTTTGGTCCAGTTACAGAAATCATCACTCTTCCCTCTGGGCTTTCAGTTTTACCAATAGGACGGCTAGCTGCTTGAACCCTAGATGCTGCGATAAACTCATCAACAATGTCTTTTCCTACAACAGCATCCATATTCTTAACCCATTGTGGCGCACCAGTTCCTTTAGTTCTATTCCAACTTCCTAGGTCTTTAATTACTTTTTCAGCATCCCAAAGATCAAATCCAAATCTAGCTTGGTTTGCACCCGTTCCTGCTGTTGAATAATCTGAAAGTAAGCGAGCAAACATATCTGCTCCTACTTTTTGTTTTTCGGCTGCTAGTGGAAGTTTCTTAACAATATCAAGAACATCTGAAGTAGATGCTTTATTTAACATTGTATCTGCAAAAATATCATTATCAAGATAAGTCCAATTACCACGTTTTGCTTGTTTAACCACTTCATTGCTCATCAAGCGATCTTGTTTAGCTTGAAGCTGTCCTTTTTGGACAATAGAGCTAATGATTTTCTTGCGCTCATCAATAGGAATAATATCAAGCAATCTATTTGCATCTTCTGGTGATATATTAACTACCTTTACCTTACTAGCTTTTAATGAATTATTAAGTTCTTCAATAGTTGAATTTACACGTTTCGCAGCAAGTGGATTACCCCACAGTGCATCAACCATTTCTGGTTTATACGTGGAATTAGTTCCTTTGTATCCAGATGTGATTCCTATTTTTTCAAGGTAAGCATTTTTTAACTGAGTTTGCAACGCATCCGCACCTGCTTCATCGCCTGTATTTTTAAGAGCAGAAAGAACATCAGCCACTGTTTTTTCATTGGCCAAGGTCGCATCAACCATTTGACTAGGCGATAACTTTTGGCTTCCGAATTGCTCAGATAAAATCTGACCTGGCGAACTACGTCTAAATGCTAAACTTGTTTCATCATAAGTCTTATTAGTTTGACTCCATAGATCACCTAATCCGTTTTTGCTTACAACTTCATTAAACTTATCATCTAATGCTTTAGAAACTCCAGTTGCAACTTGATCTGCTGTTTTTGTAGCGTTCATTGGAACACTATCACGAGCAACTTGCACAATGTTTCTTAATTGCTCTGTGCTAAATGTATCAACTTCAGAACTTGTAATATCTCTATAAAGGCGTTCAATAGATGGGTTTCTTTTGAAATCGTTTCTAGTTCCAGCTAAAACTCCTTCAATAGTATTTAATACTTCTTGCTTTGGAACGCTAACGCCTCGTTGCGTTGCTTCATCATAAAAAGACCTATATGCTTGATCTTTAATAGCTTGTCCTTTTGTGGCAGCATCTTCCATTAAGCTAGAAATAG